TTTCTAACCATTTATAAAATTCTTGTGCAAAGTCACTTTTTTCAAAATAGTGCATTCCACTATACAAGTTAGGCAAATTATTTTCTATAAAGGCATGTCTATAGTAGCTGTTGTCTGAAACATCTCCTCTATAAGTATAAACTTTACTAGTAAAATATAGTTTGTATTTTTCAAAAAATTCCCACCAGGCACTAATATCCTGTAGTACTAATACATCAGTATCTAATACTAGTGTTTTCTTATAAGGAGTGCAGTGATACAATTTCCATCGATTTTCAATTTTCCATTCACTCAATCGTGCATCATCTTCCCACGGAATAGGAATAATCTCATCAAATAAATTTTTATATTCGTCCGGAACAGGGTCATCAGTAACTAAACTAATGCGTTCATTAGGGTTAGTTAACTTTAGACTCATAGCTAGTACACATGCTTGCAATACGTAATTGTCTTTGCCTGCATAGTGACATAACATAATTTTATTGTTTACTAGCGACAATTTACCCGTTTGCGGTGTATCAAATTTTAGAGATTTATTTTCATCTGCTATTAATAACACATCTCTTATTAGTATGTTAGTAGAGTCTAAAGAAAATGCTGTTCCAGCTGGTTGATTTTCTGTTAGCACATATATGTTATTTTTGTACCAAACGTGTTGTCCTTTAAAATGTTCTAGACTATCGTACCACACATCAACCTGCGGAATTGATTTATACTGCCGCTCGTATTTAGGTTCATTGTTATACGAATTTTGTGCAAGTACTAGTATACCTCTATCATTCATTTGTTGACTCCTTGTCAATCATCCTTCCAAGACTAAACTTGTTCATAACATGAACGTTCATTCCTTTGGTTTTTATCGGAGTGTATTCGCCTAAGAATTTTTTCTTTTGTACTAATAGTAGTAATTCGTCATCTTCCATTTTCCAAAGTATGTCTTTGTCAGTGCTATATATCATTTTACCAGGTAAATGTTTAACAAAGTCTCCGTTTTCAAAACCATTGATTATATGAATAGCAATACTAAACACAAAGTCATTTCTAAACATAGTAGAATCTAATCTGTAAACTCTTCTGTAGTGCGCCCATTCTGATTCAATATGTTTAACTAGATCAAAGAATATTTGATTTTGCTCAGTTTTTCTAAAAAATACTACCGTGGCCCAATAAAAATCAATACCAACATCACTAATGTGTGTAAACTCTCGTTCGTCTCTTACTTTTGCAATGTCTTCGCTATCTTTATAAATCATAAAGTCATACGCACTATCAAAAACATTTTTCAATACATCATTGCAGATTAGATAATCAGTATCCATTAGCAAAGTATCATCAAAGGGACTAAGATCGTAAACACTCGATCTGTTTGCATTTTTAAAAGTATCTTCTCGTTGACTCATAGAACCGTCAAAGTAAACTCGAGAATTCCTGCCTTCGTGATACTCTAGAGGAATAATATGTTCAACATTTTCTAGATCAAATGCGTTTTTAAGATAATCGGGACTATCTGTAGCAATAGCAACAGGTACATTTAAATATTTTTTAATTCTTTTTGCTAAATGAACTGCTTGTTTTACATAGTCAGTGTGTTTATTATTTTTAGCAATAAGAAATACACCTTTAGTTTTTGTCATAATCTACCAATGCTTCAACACTTCTTTTTTTCTTTAGATCGATATACTTAGAATGAAATTCATTTGATGCACTAAAATATGTATCCATGATATCACTTAAAAAGTCTTCGGTATCTGAAACCAAACACGGAATGCCGTTATCGTCAATAAGAACAACATTGTCTGTTTGATCTTTGTCAACTAGCATACTTACAAAAGTAACCAATTCTTTTGTAACCGTAAACTGACAACCGGCATGAAAATAAAGAAGATCTTCTTGATATTTTTCGTTTAATAATCTTTTTTGATTATTAAGAGTGACCATATAATTAGAAAACTCTAGTGCCTTTTCTAAACGCTCGTCCATACATATACTCCTGTTTTTATAGTAGTATATAACAATTTTTGGAGTTTGTCAACCGTGAATGTGGTTATAGTCCGATGACTTCGATACCTACTGGTGCTGGAAGCTCTACGGTGGTGTATCCAGTGCCATTAATTGTAACATTGCCACTGGGTCTAAAGAGGGAAAAAATACTAGTAAAATCGCCTTGTACATTTTCGTCTGTGTAATAATAAGCAGCAGTCGGAACACTATCAACAAACTCTATTTTAAATCGAATAGTATCATCTGTTAAACTTAGTGCATAGACATCATAAGTATTTTCGTTGTATACTGCACCACCATTTTGTCGATAACACAATTGATATGTGCTAGTAAGTTGAAAGTTTCCTGTTGTGGAAAAACTGCCTGCGCCAACATTACTTATAGTTTCTTGGGCTTTAAAACTAATTGTACCCATTTGATTTAATTGATCTTGCCAGCTTACCGTTTTAGCTTGTGATCCTGCATAACTTACACTTGCACTAAATCTAATTTCGCCGCCTGCGTTAAAAAAATGTCTACGAGCTGCTGCATCTGTAAATTCTACATCTACAATATGAGATAGTGTACCGTTCCAGTCACCGCTAGATGCATTATCATAAGTGCTTGTGATATCTACACTAGATGAGTTTTTCAAATATTCAGCTTCGCCTTGAGTTGAATCAATTAAAAATCTATCAGTGTCGAGGTTAGTTGCTAAAGACTCTAATCCTAAAATATATGCTTCTTCTACTTTGTCAACTACCACTTCCCATTTTGTTAAATCAAAACTGCCAGTTGATGTATACGATTGAATACATCTATAAAGTGTATTATTATAATGGACATTGTCGTTTAAATTAAAAGCTATAACGTTCCATTTACTTATATCAAACGTTAATGTAGACGTATGATCTTCTATGCATTCGTACAAGTAAGTATTATAATAGACTATATCTCCGATCTTATAATCATAAGAGCTACTAACCCACTCTGTTAAATAATTATCTGTATTAGTTGCATTAGCTTCATAATTACCTACTACAAATTCGTCAATTGCAACAGATATGCCAACTTGATGAGCTCTTGCTCGAATAATATCAATATATAAGTCTCTATATTGTTCTGATGTTATTTTGTCAGAACCTTGTAATCCTGTTTCGGCAGTTCCTGAAACCGTAGATGTACTAGTGCTTTGACCATAGCCATACATAGGATCAGACACATTGCTTGTGCCTAATACCTTGTTTACTAAATTAATTAGATCGTTATATCGTTCATTGACTATAAGTGTCGGCATGTAATTGGAATCTCTTTTATACTAGTATATTTATCGAAACCCGTTTTGTCAAGAGTTTTTTAATATACAGGTTGGTAGACACCTGGTTCGCCTGTGTCTGGATTACCAAATACACTTAGTGTTGTTGAGTTAAAATATGTAGGAGCAGGAACACTAACTACATCACCAGTTGATCTATATTCTTGTACTACACTTTCTAGTCTTCCGTCTACGTTATCATCTGTTGCACCATCTGAAACAATATCATAAAATTCTATTCTGAAAACAATAGTTTGTTCGTCGTCTTCTCTAGCTTTTAAATTGTACTGGTTTCCTGCATATACATTACTATATGTGCCAGAACCTGCTTTATCATAAATTGTTTGAAATGCTGATGTTAGATCATAATTTCCGAGATTAGTACCATTACCGTCTCCAGTTGAGATTGTACTGTTATGATTAAAAACAACGGTACCGATATCTCTTAATAGTGTAGCCCAATCAAGGCCTTTGCCTTGAACAGAGTTACTATTATTAGCACTAAATCTAAGCTCGCCGCCTGTGTTGAAAAAATGACGTCTATGATCGGCATTTCTAAAAGTAACTTTAATTTCGTGGAATATTAATCCGTTCCACGAATTAGTTCTAACACTAGAAACAGCCTGAGTTAGAGTACCCTGAGTTGGATGTATCAAAAATTTATCAGTTTCAACACCGTCCATGATTCGTTCGTAATCGGCAATACCTTTAAATGCACCTTCTGGGTCTGGTGTTTCAGCACCTTCACTTGATACATTATAACTTGTTTCTTCTGCAACTACGGTTAAATTTTCTACAACTTGTCTAATATCCGGATCACTAGGTCCAGCTTGGTGTATCTTTGATCTTAAAATATCTGCATAGATGTTATTAATATGTTCTGCTTGTACAATATCAGTGTTTTTATCAACAGGATAACTTGCTACATCAGCGCCATATCCTTCGGTTCCGTTTTGTCCGTAACCTGAATCTCCGGCACCATTACCGAGTATAAGTTCTACTCTAGCCTGTAGATTGTTTAATCGTGCTGCGCTAATATCTGCCATGTTAAGTCCTTATACTTTAAGTACACATTCTACTAGCTTTTCGTCCTCATTGCTATTGCTTTCTAATGCAACACCTACTAAACTTCCGCCGTTGATTGCTGTACTTGCGCAACCGTTGTCGTCTACATAAACTGCTTGACCTTTTTTAACTGCTCCAACAACACGTACAGGCAAACGACCTTTAAGTCCAATGTATTGACCTTCTGCTTCGCTATTCATCATTACAGCTGGGTCTGTTGACACAACACCAATTGCAATTGCGCCTCTAACTGCTGCTTCAACTTCGTGATCTTCATGATCACATACTGCAACTACTGTGCCCGGTACTAGTTCCTCAGTAGTTGAATACTTTTCTGCTAAGTCAGCATAACGTGCTGCGGTAGCTGTACCTTCAAATAAATTAGCAGCTAAACTTCCTGTTGCATCACGTACTGCTACGGTGTCTGCAACCGCTCCTCTACTTGCAAGACGCTGATTTGTGCCTTCTAGCAAAGTTTGCGATGTTGTTGCAGTACCGACAAATCTAACAGCATGTACATCTTTCCAACGCAATGCTGTTGCACCTATGTCAAAAGCATTATCTGTTGCTGGCATTAACCCTAGGCTGTTTATTGTTGCTACATGTGTAATATCGCCTTGTCCGTCAGTAACTTTAAATTTAATTATGCTGTTGTTACCTGAGCCGTTTTCAAGAACGCCTTCACTACCATTTTCGACATACAATCTAACATCGTTACTATCACCAATTACAATCCCATCATCAGGAAAACTTACTTGAGTTGTAAAATTAGGACTTAGTGCTGTAACATAATCTTCTGCGTCAATACCGCCGAGTTTTGCAGCGTTAGATGCTGTTCCCCAATACCAGTGATCTGCAGGTGTAGTTACACCATTAGTTGATAGTTGAGTATTTTTAAGTGTAAGGCCTTGTTTAATTCGATCAAAACCATCAATAGGATTAGCATCATTTAGATCAAATTCACTAGCACTGATTACATATACAACGCTATCTTCTACTGTTGCTGCTAGTATACTTCTAACATTACCTGTCGAATCTAGTAATTCTAAACTTTGTACTTGAGTAATACCTTCACCTGCATTTTGTGGACCGACTAATACAAATTCTGTGCCATTATAAACATATAATTGTTCATTTGCAGTATCCCACCAAAAATCTCCATTAGCTAGTCCGCTTGGCTGAGAATCAGATATCTCTGCGCCTCCAGTTGTGCGCCATTTTGTTCCATCGTAAAATTTAAGTTTACTATTTGCAGTATCGTACCAAATTTGTCCACTCAGTGGTCTACTAGGCTGATTTGCTCCTGCAAAATTTTCTAATAAAAATAAGAAGTTTTCATTTTGTATCTCACCGTACCCTGCATAGTTTTTACCTATGAACTTTAGGTCAGTGGTTTGATCAACAGTACCGTCCTCGACTACTGTTAATAATGTGTTATTGTATCTATCAATTTGATATGCCATTATGCGACCCCTGATGCTTTAAGTTATTTATCGTTTTTATGAATATGTAGTTGTTGACTGATGTACCCATGTAGTACCACTTGACTGATATGTCATTAGAGCTCTTGATGGTTCTAGAACAACACTACCAGATGCTGGTCCAAATACAATATCTTGTACAACTGACTCGTTTTCAGTTCCATTAGCATCAACTGCGATGAGTGTAATATTTTTTGCAGATTCAACGTCAACTCCGTCAACCGTTGCACCAGCATATGATGTAGTATGTATACGTGCAATTTTTCCGTTGTTAATGCTGATAGCAGGATACATGTCTTGTAAATAGTCTCTTACTGCATCTTCAAGAGTTTCACCAGTACCTAAGCCTGTAATGTCCATACTAAACACGATCGGCTCTACTGCAATCTGTGTGTCTACATATATTTTTGTAGTAGCATCTTGTTCTTCTGTAGGATTTGCTAATCCTGTTATCTTTTGACTATCAGTAATATGTATGTCGCCAGCAGCAGTGATATTAATACCTCTACCGTTGCCGTCTGCAGAAGACGAAATTATTGTTAAATCTAAGCTACTGGTAATAGTTTTACCATTTATATTAACATTATCAACATCGATATAATTCAATGTGCCTATTTCTTCTAGTCCGTATGCATAACGAACCGTAGGCTCAAGTCTATCAAAAGATAACTTTTCTACACCGTTAATTTTATAGCTAAGTGTATCGTTTAATAAATTGAAATTTTGATTTGACATCCATGCAGTATTAGCATGGTTATATGTTAGTGTTTTATCAGTTCCCGAAGCTTTTAATATTATGCCGCCGCCGTCAACAGCACTATCTACTAAAATAGTCCCGTCACTTGTTATAGCAAGTTCAATATTGATATCTTGTACTTGTAATGTATTAACATCAATTTGAGTGGTAGCACCTTCAACTAGTAAATCTCCGGTAACTCTTAAGTCGCCTTCAACGTCTAGTGTATATTCTGGATCTCTATCTGTAGTAAAAATTCCTACCCTGGCATTCTTTGCGTTTATTTTTATAGCATCTACTGTAATGTTACCATATGCATTTGATTTTACACGCAAACTTAAATCATGGTCAGTAAGTTGGTTTTCAATGTAGAATCTAGGACCAACAACTTTTTGTACATTGTTTTGTGACAAGCCGATTGTCAAACCGCCTGAGTTTTGAATTGTTAGTGTGCCAACCGTAACACCGTTTGCGTTAGAAGGAAGGAAACTATCAGCAGTTCTAATGGCTCCTGCGCCTGTAACTAGAGCATTTGCAGATTCTGCGATGCCTCGATATTTAAAATTAGCTTTATCTACTATATTAAATCCTGGAAAAACGGTTCCGTCTGGATTAGAAGCTGTAATTAGTCCTTCAATTCTTTGACTATATGTTGGAGTAAATTGTATATTACTGAAATATCCAGCAGCGGTGCCGCCTATGTATAATACAGCAACCGTTCTGCTTCGTGATTGCTCATCAAGTATACTTTCAATCTTGAAACCGCTGACGCCTTGTTGTTCAGTATAGCTAGGGCCTATTAAGATGTCTCCTAAATTGCCTCCGTCGTATGCATAAACTTGTCTGTTAAGATTGTCAATCCAAAGATCACCTGCAACCATTTGCGGACGAC